TTGATGGGTCACCCACATCTGCCGTGATAGCAATATGCTCACCGAATGATTTAGCAATAGCAAGAATCATATCATTCTCACTGGGATGACAATACAACATAAACGGAACTTGTATAGGTTTGCCACCTTCGGGAGGACCTGAAAAGCCCAAAATAGGGAATAGTGTTAAGGCTAATATTATAATACGTTTCATCATAGGTACTCTACGTGATATGGATCAATTTCTGCATCTGGCGCTTCTGGCCATCCCCAATTTGTTTTATCTACGGTTCTATCAACATTCTCCGTTTCGGGTCCGATGGTTTCGTTACCCTCTTCATCGTAAGTAGAAGTGTATCTAACCTCTATTACATCATGATTTTGGAAGTTCTTAACTGCTTGAACTGATGCGAATGATTCTATACCTGCTTCTAGTGTATTACCGTGCAACCTGACAGCGTTTCGATACGTCTTCCACTCTTCTGTCATTGCCGTTCCACCATCAGCTTCCCTAATTACTCTCCAATCAGATGAACTTAATGTTGAACCGACAAGAGTCTTAATTTTGCTGATTAATTGGGTTTTTAACGATTCTACGTCTTTTTCGGTTGAGGCATAAGTTATAACCCATTCGTTTCCAACAAGATTATACGATTCTGTACCTGTATTGTAATATCTTTGATCGGGTATTTCAACCCTAGCTGGTCG